TTTGAAGCAGAACTTGTTGATGGAGTGGACGGAATTGATTTTGCTACAAATAGATATTTTGTTGTATCTAAACAAAAACAAGAACTATATACAAGTGCTAACTTCACATGGAATGATGTAAATGTAGTTAAGATTTATGCATCTATTTTAGATGATTCAAGCGGGCCAACACCAACACTATCTGATCAATACTATATTGCGTTAGATGCTATGAGGCTGGAAAATATTGCAACAACAAACCCATTATATGGTTTAGTTGGATACTCTGTTATACAAACAACTGATGCCGAAACAATTGTAAAGTCTCCTAATACAAGTAACTACATTGAGTTTAGATTTTCTATAGGGGTAACTTCGGGGGTAGAATCTTAATGACTGAAGTAATTAAAAAAGTTATTATTAAAAATAAAACTTTGCCTCCTGTTACTTTTGATGACAACTCTTTATTTTATTCAATTAGATACAGGGTAATATCTGAAGATAAAAACCGAGTTTCTCAATGGTCTCCAACATATAAACTACAAGCCCCAACTACTACTAGCGCTGGCCTGCCATATGACGGTGCAGTTAGTCCCGAAAGATTTCATATAAATGTTGTTGGAAATACTATCAATGCTGTATGGTCATTTAAACCAATAGCACAAAATCCTACAGATTTAGAAAAAATATTTGCAGAAACAGCAAGTTTTGATGTTTGGACAAGGTGGAATCCAAACGCTAGTCCTAGTAATGTTGGATGGACAGCGTGGGAAAAAGTTTCTACTGTTAGCACTAACTCATTTTCTACATTAAAAAAAACAACAGGAAGCCCATTACAAGTTCAAATAGCAGTTCAAATACCAACTAATGTAAAGGTAAGAGATGACAGACTTACACTTTTTATTGGAAAGTCTAGCGTTTAAAAGGAGAATATATGGCACAGATACCATTACCAGAAAGAGGCCAGCCACTAGATGTTACATACATCTATGAGTTAGCCCAAGCAATCAATAGCATATCTAATCAAGTTACTTCTGCAACTTATAACTATACTAGTATAGATGCAGGAACTGGAGCACCTCAAAATGTTAAAACTTCAGAAGCAAGATTTGTTGGTGGGTATAGACAAGTAACTAATAATACAAACGTAAACGCAGGAGAAGAAAAAAGCGAGTCATATACCTTTTCCGAATTTAAATATCCACCAGTTGTTACTGCAACTATTTCTAACATTAGTGGTACTGCTGCAGGTACAGACGCTACTGTTATTTTAAAATCTGTTACAACTTCAAAAGTTGATTTTGTTGTAAGATTCAATACTGGTGGAGTTGCGTCTGTTGGAGTTAATCTTATTGCTATCGGAGTTACGAATTAAGTAGGGGGAGAAAATTGATTTATTGCATAAAATGCAAAGGCAGAATGTTTATAGATAGGCAATTTTCTAATATTGATCACTTAGAAACATTTTGTATCATATGTGGAAATAGAAAGTTTTATCATCCAGTTACTGAAAGTCAGGAAGGAAAATGGTTACTACAAAAGGAAAGATCCAGAGCGAAGAGTACAATCGTGAACCTGTAATAAAAGGAAACCAAAAGATTTGGTTTTTAAACGGAGACTTGGTTAGACTTTATCATAGTTCTAGATCAACTGGCATGGTAACTGTTTATAACATTACAAAAGATCAATTAGAAACATGCTTAAGATCTGATTTTAGAAAAAATAGACAACGAGCATACACTGTAGCAGAAACTGCCAAACTTGTCAATAGGCATAGAAAGTATATTCCAGATCTAATTAAACGAGGAATGATTCCACCTCCAGTAGGATCTCAAATTGATGGAAAGCGTGGATGGCAGATTAGAGCATACTATTCTGAAGACCACGTAAAAGAAATTCGTGCTATACTTGCAAGTATACATATTGGACAACCAAGAAAAGATAAATTAATAACAAATAATATGACTCCCACAAGCCAAGAGTTGACACGGCGAATGGGGGACGGTATACTTACATATACGAAGACAGAAGATGGAAGATTTATACCAGTTTGGTCTGAAAGTATTTAAAATATGAAATGGGTGGAAAATGGAAAACGATTCAACTAAAGTAAATGTAACACTTGGATATACTCTTAACCTGGGCAATTTCCAGTCTCTAAGACTTGATCTAGGCGTTGTAGATAGTGCACGCAATGGTGAAACAGTAGATCAGGCTTTTGAGCGTGTCTACAAGTTTGTTGAGGATAAACTAACCTCCAAGATCAAAGAAGCACAAGAAGAAGCCTCAGAAGCATAGTGGCTGATCGCAAAGACCGAATGGCTTTGCTCAGCAGATTTAACAAACTATATCTGCAAAGATATGAGCAAAAGTCTAATATGAATCTTAATGTGGATCAGTGGTCTGCAGATGCACTTATCGAGTCTTATGGAATATCAGAGTGCTATGATGTTCTTGAGTATTATTTTTCTATAGCACAAGAACCAAGTTGGAACTATTTTGCATACAACACAGAAAAAATTATAAACGGTAAAGCAGAAGTAGAGCAAGACAAAAAAGATAGAGAACAGCGCAGGAAATTAGCAAGGGAGTGGTTAAGTGAATAATACAGAAGCAAAGGTTATCTCTGCAGTATTACAAGATAAACAAATACATGTATTGCTCCAAGCCAATATAGAAACACTTCTTAGAACACATAAAGATATCTGGAACTTTATTAGGCTTTATTCTGAAAATAATCAAGCATTGCCACCATCAGATTTAGTTAGAGAAAAATTTAGAGACTTTGAACCTATTCCAGAAATAGGATCAACAAAGCATCATTTAGCAGAATTGCAAACTGAATATTTAAATGATAGCCTTAAAGACATTCTTCGTAATGCAGCAGGCGAAGTTCAAAGCGGTAATGGTACAGAAGCCTTAGAGCATTTAATTACTAAAACATCAGAGTTAAAAAAGAACACAGCATCTATTAGAGATATTGATGCAACAGATCTTGAGTCTGCTGTTGCTTATTATGAAAATGTGCAGAAGCAAAATGAACTTGGTCAGGTTGGAATTAAAACTGGACTTCCTGGTTTTGACAACTACTTGCCTTCTGGAATTATGCCAGGACAACTTGGTGTGTTTTTAGCATATCCTGGAATCGGAAAATCTTGGCTTGCTTTATACTTTGCTGTTCAAGCATGGAAGCAGGGAAAATCTCCAATGATTATTTCTCTTGAAATGTCTGAGACAGAAGTTCGTAATCGTGTTTATGCAATTATGGGTGAAGGCCTTTGGTCACATAGAAAATTATCTAATGGCGAAATTGAAATTGATATGCTTAAAAAATGGCATGCAAATAAAGTAGAAGGCCGTCCAGAGTTTCATATCATTTCCAATGACTCTGGTGGTGAGGTAACTCCTTCTGTTATTCGTGGAAAGATTGATCAGTATAAGCCTGACTTCGTTGTAGTTGACTACCTTCAGTTAATGAGTCCAAACCAAAAGGCTGATAATGAAACGGTAAAGATGAAGAACCTTTCACGAGAACTCAAACTAATGTCTATCAGTGAAGAAGTTCCTATTATTGCTATTTCATCTGCTACTCCAGACGATGTAAAAGATCTGGCATCACCACCTACCCTTGGACAAACAGCATGGTCTAGACAGATTGCTTATGATGCTGACTGGGTTATGGCTCTGGGCCGTGCAACTAACAGTGATATTATTGAATGTGTATTTAGAAAAAATAGAAATGGTTTTATGGGTGACTTCTTAGTACAGGTAGACTTTGATAAGGGCTACTACAGATATAAGGATTTTGAAGATGGCAAGTAATATCTATAGCGAGGAACAGATTAAAAGAGTTCTCACTGGCGCTGGAATTACAATTGAAGCCAAGTTTGGAAACAACCTTATAATTTTTTGTCCGTACCACAATAACAGCAGAACGCCTGCAGGAGAAGTTGCAAGCGATAGCGGACTATTCTTTTGCTTTGGATGCCAAGCAACAAAAGGTTTAGAAGAGTTGATTATGCATATGACAAATCGTACTTATTTTGAAACTGTAAGATATATAAAAAGCAAAGAAGTAGAAACAGATATTGAATCTTTAGTTGCAAAAACAATGTATGCTCCACAAGAGTTTGTACAATACGATGAATTATTAATTAAAAGACTTAATAATCAAGCAACAGAATCTCCAAGAGCAATGAGATATTTTAACGGTAGAGGAATTACCAATGAGTCTGTATCTAAGTTTAGTCTTGGGTATTCAGAAAAACAAGATATGGTAACTATCCCAGTTCATTCTCCAAATGGAATGACCTTAGGATTTGTTGGAAGATCAGTAGAAGGAAAAGAATTTAAAAATACACCAGGACTACCTAAAGGCAAAACTTTATTTAACTTACACAGAATAAAAACATCTAGTACCGTCTATGTTGTTGAGTCATCATTTGATGCTATTAGATTAGACCAAGTAGGATTTCCAGCAGTTGCAACGCTGGGTGCTAATGTATCTATCGCACAAGTTAGATTATTAGAAAAGTACTTTAATAATATTGTACTTATTGCAGACAACGATGAAGCAGGTGCAATCATGAGAGACAAGTTAATTGAAAAACTTGGATCTCGCATTAGCGTAATCACAATAGATAAAAAATACAAAGACATTGGGGATATGGATGATGAGGCTATTAAGAAATTAGAGTTTCACTTTGACAAATCTATATCGTCTATGCTAAACTAATATAACAACACAAAGGAGAACACATGAGCGTAATCAAGGGACTCAAAAATATTAATGCCCTGCTCGACAAGCCAAAGTACGATGAAAACTCACCAAAGGTAAAGTGGCTTAAACTTGCCGATGGTCAATCAGTAAAGATTCGCTTTATTGAAGAACTAGATGAAGATTCAGCCAATTACAATGAGGCTCGTGGTCTTGCACTAGTTGTTAAGGAACACACAAATCCAAAGGACTATAAGCGCAAGGCTGTAGACACTATGGAAACAGAAGGCCGTGACTGGGCTGAAGAAATGCATCGCAAGGATCCAAAGGCTGGCTGGAGAGCACGCCTTCGCTTCTACTGCAATGTATTGGTTGACGATGGAATTGAAAAGCCATATGTTGCAATCTGGTCAATGGGTATCAGCAAGCAATCATCATTTAATACAATTAAAGAATATGCTATGGAAACTGGTAGCATTTCAAATGTTGTATGGAAGTTAAAGCGTAATGGTCAGGGAACTGAAACCAATTACACACTTATTCCATCAGCACCAGACAAGGAACCATTTGATTGGGCTGGCATTGAACCATTCCCATTGGAATCAGCACTTAAGAAGATTCCATATGCGGAGCAAGAAGCCTTCTATCTAGGCTTTGATGGTCCAACAACAACTTCTGCTACTAATACAGATTGGTAGTATGAATTACGTAGGCTTACATGTCCATACCCATTTTAGTTTATTTGATGGGATTGCTACTCCAGAAGAATTAGTTGACCGAGCAGTTGGTCTTGGTATGCCAGCATTGGCTATTACAGATCACGGAACATTGTCTGGGCATCGGGAACTGTACCGAGTTGCAAAAGCAAAGGGTATTAAGCCGATTCTAGGTCTAGAAGGATACATGTGTGCAGACATATCCGATACAAGAGATAAGTCTGAAAGAGAAGGTCAACAAGATCTTGTCTATAATCACATTATCCTTCTAGCCAAGAATAAAATAGGTTTAGAAAATCTAAATAAGATTAGCGAACTATCTTGGACTGATGGTTTCTTTAAGAAGCCAAGGTTTGATTTTAGTATATTAGAAAAATACAAAGAAGGAATTATTGTTTCTTCTGCGTGTCCTAGTAGCGTTTTAGTTAAAGCACTTGAAGAAGAAGAGTTTGCCCTTGCTAAAAAGTATATCTCTTGGTTTCAAGAACGATTTGGACAAGATTACTATATTGAAGTAATGCCACATAATGAACCACATATAAATAAACACTTGCTTGACTTAGCAGATGAGTTTGGTATTCGTGCAATTGTAACTCCAGATTGCCACCATGCAGATAAATCACAAATAGAAATTCAAGAATTTAAACTTCTTATGAATACTCATGCAAAGATACAAAAAGATACAAACTACGAAAAATCCAAAAAACAACCAGACATGATGAAGCGCCTTGACTATCTCTATGGAGAAGATCGTCAGATTACATTTAACAAGTTTGATATTCACCTACTTTCATATGAAGAAATGAAACAAGCCATGCAAGCGCAGGGTATTGATAGAGAAGATATCTACTCAAATACTTTATTGCTAGCAGAGACAGTAGAAGACTATGACATACGGGAAGGGCTTGACCTGCTTCCAGTGCAGTATAAAAGCCCAGATAAAGAACTTGCAAAACTTGCTCTAGAAGGTTTAGCAGAAAGAGGTTTGGCAGAAAACCAAGAATATCTAGACAGACTTGATGAAGAATTACTTATTATTAAAAACAAAAAGTTTGCTCCATACTTTCTTGTTGTAAGCAATATGATTAACTGGGCAAAAAAAGAAGAAATTATGGTTGGTCCTGGCAGAGGTTCTTCTGCTGGATCACTTGTGTGTTATGCTTTAAGAATTACGGACATTGATCCAATTAAACATGGGCTACTTTTCTTTAGATTTATTAATCCAGAGCGTAATGACTTTCCAGATATTGATACAGACATTCAAGATACTCGTCGTGAAGAAGTTAAAGACTATCTAGTTAGACAGTATCGACATGTTGCATCTATTGCTACCTTCCTTGAGTTTACGGGTAAGGGAATCGTACGAGATGTTTCAAGAGTATTGAATATTCCTTTGTCAGATGTTAACAAGGTTTTAAAAACTGTAGACTCTTGGGACGATTACTGCACATCAAAATCAACAAGAGAGTTTCGTGAAAAATATCCAGAGGTAGAAGAATACGGAGAACAACTTCGTGGTCGCATTCGTGGTACAGGAATCCATGCTGCTGGTGTTGTAACAGCCAAAGAACCAATCTTTAGACATGCCCCACTAGAAACAAGATCATCTACTGGATCTGATGAAAGAATTCCCGTAGTCGGTGTTGACATGGAAGAGGCTGAGAAAATTGGATTAATTAAAATCGATGCTTTAGGACTTAAGACTCTTAGTGTACTCAAAAATACGATTGACATGGTTAAAGAAAATCACTATGTAGATATTGATTTATTATCAATTGATATGGATGACAAAGATGTTTATGAAATGTTATCTAGCGGATATACAAAAGGCGTATTTCAATGTGAAGCAGCGCCATACACAAACCTATTAATTAAAATGGGTGTAAAGAATTTGGCAGAACTTGCAGCATCTAATGCTTTAGTTAGACCAGGCGCTGCAAATACTATCGGTAAGGATTACATTGATCGCAAACACGGTCGTCAAAATATTAACTACCTTCACCAAATTTTAAAACCATTTACGGAGGATACATATGGCTGCATTCTTTACCAAGAACAAGTTATGCAAGCATGCGTACAACTTGGCGGTATGTCCATGTCGGAAGCAGATAAAGTTAGAAAGATCATTGGAAAGAAAAAAGATGCTAAAGAGTTTGATGAGTTCAAAGATCGTTTCATTAGTG